GTTCATGGTTCTTTTTGAATGTTTCGAATTTTTGGTTCTTGGATTTTGTCGAAGTCCCCGTTTTTGTAGTCTTCGAAATCTTCTTGTATTTTTTGCTTGATTTCATTTTTACAATTTTTAAGTGTGTTGAATATACTTACAAAACTAATATTTGTCGCCGCTGCAATTTTACGGATTGAAAGATCGGTGTCACGATATAATTCCGTAAGTTTTCGATTGTACCATGACCAAGATTCCATTTCTTGATCAATGAGTTTGCATATCTTGTGAAATGCTTCTTGTTCTTCAATATCGTCTTCAGCGACCAACTGAATGATGTTTTCTTCGTCATCCAAGGAAACCTTTGTGATTTTGTTTTTCGCGTTGTAAAACTGATATGTGATCGTTTTGAGGGTGAAATACATATACCCATCGGACACCTTGCCGTCATGGATAATCTTTTCCGGTGTCGTGTACTTATGAAGGGCCAAATATGCCTCTTGTACGATGTCATGTTGATATTGATTTTCACCAAACCGTTCAACAAGTTTAATCCATTTATCATGGTCTTTTGCTACGTATTTGAGCCAGTCGGCGGATTGTTCCATATTACGGTAATTGATACAAAGAAAACACAACATTGAATCCAATATTCTCGACCGTCTTCGTGATCGTTGTGTGAATATAAGATTCCAACCATTATCCCAAATATTGGCGCAAGTTGAATTTCGGCATTTTTAATGTGGCCAAAAATCAAAACTATTGCGAATAATATTAATAAGGAATAAATCAAAATAATACTGTTTTTTGTGTTTTCTGTTCACCCATCAAATTCATACCGCCAAATTCATATCCGATATTATTTGGAAGCATCTTCAGACGGATTGGGTTTTCCAAACTTGTCGGACGTCCGCCGGTTGAATATTCTTTGACCTTCAGCACGTGAAGTTCCATTATGTTCCAATATTCTTTTGACTGAAAATATCGATGTATTGTGTTAAATGACGAACAACGATTCGCCCACTTCACACCGCCTTCAACTTGTGAATAAGACAACGGCATTGGAAACCCGGCCATTGGATGTGTAATCGGATGCACCTTACGACTTGATTCCGTCACACCGTGCATTGAAACCATTAATGTGATCTTGTGTTTTTCGGCAAACAATCGCATTTCACTTGCAATCATATAATCCAATTCGTGTGCGCCGTATGCCTTCATTTCTTCTTTTGGTTTTGCAAGTGAATTGTAAGGGTCTATAAATGCCGCAGCCATTGGCAACGCGTTATGAATCCCAAGAATTTGTTCAAGAACATCTTTGTAAGTACATAATTCTTCAACCTTGATAATTTTAAAATGTTCATATGTCCATTCAATGGCTTGTTCAATTTCGTCTTCACTTGATGTGTCGATTGGTTTTTGAATTTTATATTCAATGATTTTTTGTGCAATTGATCCCGCAGTATTTTCCGAAGACCAAATCGCAAATTTCAAATCATATTTTTCAGCAAACAACGTCATCAAATAAACACAAAATGTCGTCTTGCCCACTCCGGCATGACCGGCATAAACATCCAAGGAACCGCCAAGTTTAAGACGAAAATGTTCGTCAATTTCCGGGATTCCAATTCTTAAACCTTGAACAACATCACCATTCTTAATGGCAAAGATTTCGTCTTTTATTGTGTTTTTATCTATGATCATAAAAAAAAGGGGACAATGTCCCCCTTGATATTAAAACGGCAAATCAACGTTTGCTTCTTTGCGGTCCTGGTTTTGTGTTGCATTTGTTAGTCCAACGGTGCGGTCAATTTTCCAACCGCTTAATGATGTGAAATACTTCACTTCGTTTTTTGGACTTGTCCATTCACGTCCGCGGATGTTAATTCCGATTTCTACTTTTTCGCCTTGGTCGTAATCTTGCAACAAATTGATTTTGTCGTTTAAGAATTCGATTTCAAGTGTTTGTGGATATTTATCGTCAGTCGTCAAGATTAATGATTTTTTGCGCGTCTTGCCATAAGTTGATTCTTGACTGATTTTTCTGATTGTACCTTGTACTAATTGTGACATAATAATTGAGATATTTAAATTTAAAATAAGTTCTTTTGATTTTACTTCCCGGTGATGACATAATTTTCGATTGATTTTGCCAATGCGAATCCATCACTTGATTTTAATCCGGGATTTCCTTTGATGTAATCAAATGCCGTTTTTGCGCTTGATTGTCTAATAATTTGAATTTGTGTTTCGTTCATCTTACTTGTTTTTTAAGTTGTTCAACTTCGTTTAATTTTTCCAACAACATTCCGATAAGTTCGGATCGTGTCATTGTGTGTACATTTAAATTGTTCATATTTATTTATATTTTATGCTAATATAACAAAAATTTTTAATAAAAAAAAGGGATGCTTAAAAAACACCCCTTCCCTATGAACAAAAAAACACAATTACGTCATCCGTTTAACTTCCGACGTATAATGATCAATCTTTTCGATTAATTCATCATTTGTAAATTTAACAAGTTGTTTTGACTTGATAAACATTTCTTCGGCAAGTTGTTGACCGAGTTTTAAACCGAATTCATATTGTCTTCCTTGGTCGTACATGTTGCATTTTAAACATTGGGGTCGACAATTATTTTCATCCCAACGGGTTGCATACGAACGTCTTGATTGGAAGTGTCCATTTTGGATATTTTTCCAAAAATATTCACGTTCACACGTCCAACATTTTACCATTCCACGATTGTCCGAATATTTAAGTCTTATATATTGGCTGAATATTACGTCAAGTTTTTTAATGATTTTTGATCGTGTCGGCTTCTTTGAATTCTTCGGCATCGTTTTACGATTAAGCAATTAATTTCCGATTAAGTCTATTTATCCAAGTGATTAAGCAATAAATTGCCGTCGGTTTCATTGAAACCTTTTAATTGATTGTAAATAAATTTTGAATCCGATTTTACTTTGTTTTTTTCGTATTTTTTTGAATCTGTTCCAAGATTCGTGTATTGAATTGCATCCAATTCCAAAAGTTGATTTGTTCTTTCAAGAACACTTAAATTAAAATCTTTTGCGATTTTTTCTGCTAATTTACGAATCGTCATTTCTTCACTCATTTGTTTTTATTTATTATAAAATTAAACATTATTAAACCACTAACCCGCCAAAGTTCGACGAATTTTTTGATATTTTCAAGAAGTTGTTTGATTGTGTTTTTAACATTATCGTCCTTGACCCTTATATTTTTTAGAATAATATTTGGACGATTTCAGTTGTGACTGTTTGGATTTCGAATGAATTCCGGGGCGTTTTTTCTTTGGTTTAAAAGTATGTTGATAAGTTATTCCCTTGGCCATTATTTTTGATTTGGAAATTTAACGCCAATTTTATCCGCCGTACGCGCTCCGAAGTACCCACATAAAACCCATGTGAGCAACGACGCCGTGTCTTCAGTCGGAAGACCCATATACCACCCACCAACATAAGAACAAACCAATACGGCCAACGTAAGGGGACGAACGTTTCTTGCAAGCCAAGATTGACTTCTTGAATCCGAAACCCATCTTCTTGTGACCCCGTCAATTTCAGCACGTTCGTTTTTAAGTTTTTCAAGGGCGATTTGTTTGTCGGCGTCCGACATATCCGAACCACCAATGATTGCTTGTATTACATTACCAACGGGTGTTTGTCCGGCAATTGCACCAACAACATTAGGGATCTTACTTAATAAGAATTTTCCGACATCGGTGTCTTTGAATTTTTTCTTATCCATATTGTTGATCCCGTGGTGTTAGTATGTCCAAATGACGTTGGGGTCTTTATCTGAATGTATGTCGCCGGAATCGATATGAATGAATGTATTTCCGACCCCCAAACGCGAAAACCCGGCTTGTAAGAATGACTTGACCATGTCGTGACGGTCACGGGAATTGTTGCAATGTACGTCCGCCGCGATTCCTTGCAAATGAGCGGAATTTGGTTTTCCTCCGACTTCTTGATTTTTGTAAATCGTGCGGTATCCCGAATTGATACGCATTGACCTTCCGTAAATTTCACGGGCGTTGTCCAACATTTCAAGGAATCTTGTGTCCATGTTCGTTCCACTTCCCGGGTGATCCGGGGAATCGAATTCGGATAAGGTAAAATATTTCATGAAATAATTTCAGCAATTAAAACAATAAAAACAAAAACGTGTATAATTATCATGTGCGGTTGATGTGTTTTCCACTTCAATAAATACCAAGATTTAATTTGTTGAAATTTGTCTTTTATTATTTCCTTCATAATTATTTATTTTTGTTGTGTGTACCGTCGCAATATCCATTTGGATTTGTCGTGTTTCCACATTTACATTTTACCTTTTCCATGTTACTTATTTTTTGGCGGATTGTTTTTTGTATCGTAATCGATTGCCGCCTTCAAGATTATCTTATCCATAATATTGTCTTGATTTTCCAATATTTGTTTTTGTAAATCAATCACCATTCCTTCTAGTTGATCTTTTGCCTTGACAAGTAATTCAATTTGATGTTCCTTCTTTTCAAGGTTTGTTTTTAATGCATTAATGTCGTCCGGTTTGCTTCCGGTTATTGTTGACACAGTAATTCCAATTGATGCGCTAATGGTTCCAATTAACATCATTACAACTTCTTTGTTTGTGTCAAGAACCGGGTATTGTATCAATACAACAATAATCCCAATAACAAACAAGAAAATAAACAATGATCCGACATAATGTCGAATTTCTTTTGCGACACCGTTTTTTGGAAGGTTCATTTTAATTTTTTATTGATTGATATTATTGTATAAACAATGGCCAACAACAAAGAAATGGCTTGCAAGATTGGATTTATTGAAGTGACGCTAAACGCAAGCGCGATCAAGTTCGTTGCATATATCTTTAAATCTTCCATTAGTCATCTATCATACTAGTAAATCCACGTTCAGATTTTAGCAAGTCGTAAGCCTTTTGGATTTCAGTACGATCACCGCTTGGAAGTTCATAAATTTGCGAATGTGTTTCAAGTTCAAAATCATTAATATCAGCATCACGGACATCCTTAGACGAATAACTTCTGTAGCAAAAATTTATCATTCTAACGTCTTGCAAAACTTCATCTTTGTAAATATTAGCAACAAAAACACTTGCCGAATTAATATTAATATATTTGTTTTCATTTACTGTTTCTGTTTCAACTTGTACAGGTACGCTCACCGTTACAGTTTGCCCACTATTTTCGTAATTAGGGTCATCGCTTGGTAAATTTGGCGGATAAGTGATTTGTTGTTCCTCAGTATCTGTAGGATGTTCTGAATATGTAAAGGTTGAAAAATTTCCTGTTAATCCCATTTTTTTAAATTTAATCTGTTACACTTAAAAATGCATAGTAGCCATTTGTTGTGTTATTTGTATTTAATTGCACCAAGTTATTTGTAGCATTTGCGTAGTTAGTCGCGCTAAATCCACTTGGATTGTTTGTTCCACCCGTTGCGGATGCTTTTGTGATTGGACAAGGACTGCCCGTGTTTATTGTAATCTGTATAAACGTAAACCAATTTGGCACAAAACTTAAATAATAACGAGTTGTTGTGTTTTGAAACGCTTTTATGTTTGTTGTTCCAGGTGATTGTCTTGTTTGTGCTTGATATGCATTCCAAGAAGTTGTCGCGTATGTGTCGTATGAATTTGTCTGTGGATTCAAATACTGAATGTAATACGTTCCCGAAGGGTCACCTGCGCCAAAATAAAACCCTGAACCTGAAGCTGGTTGCACGACTGTTGGACTGTAAGGTGTTAAGGTTGCTAAATTAACCCGCGAACCTATTGTTGTTCCTGCGGAATTTGTAGCATATGCCCAACAATAATAAGTTGTTGATGAACCAAGACCAGTAAATGACCTTGAATATGTTCCAGTCGTTCCACTAACTGTGTATTTTGTATTGTTTGCCGCTGCTGCTGAATTAGTGCCAAAATAAAATCCTCGTTCGGTTATAGTTGCTCCCCCGTCACTTGTCACATTTCCACTCGCAGTTATTGAAGAAGTTGTTGCACCGCTTAATGCATTTGTTGTGACGCTAGGTGCGGTTGAATCGCTTAGTCCGTAAAAATCGGTCATTGATACTTCCCCTGATGATAACCCTGCATCGTCTCTGGCTTGGAATAAACTAATATCAGTTGTTCCTGTTTGATCAAACTCTGCTTCTATATCTGCAATAAGGGCAATTTCCCCACTTCCTGTAATTGGCATATATTATCTTTTTTCTAATTCATCAACTTGTTTTGATAATTGTTTGACGGCTTGGATTAAAACACCAATTAAACCATTGTAATCAACAGTAAGTGTTTCTTCACCGCCTTCAAGCGATTTTTTGGTTCCGACAAGTTCGGGAAGTACTTTTTGAACATCTTGTGCAATTACACCGCCCGATTTTTTATCGTTTGATTTCCACGTAAATGATACGCCATTCAATTTTGAAATTGTTTGCAAGGCGTCTTCATAAGTAGATATATCCTTTTTTAAGTTTTTATCTGAAGAAACTGTCGTCGATGCTGCAATAACATCACCTTCAACGTGTAAATCTCCGTCAGCTTCAAGACGCATTTGGTTTAATGAATTGACATAAAAATCCATTTGTGTGTCAGCGGTGAATTCAATATAATCACCCGTATCAACCCCAATATGTGTAATACCGTCACGCAAATCAGATTCAACACTAAATTGTTCATTTGTTAAATCAAGACCGGAACCCGCAGTATATTCCGTATTTGTATCTACAAATGAAGCGGTTGCCGTGTCGACAAAATCTTTGACTGCTGCACTTGTTGGAAGTGTTGTGTCATTGTCATTTGATGCAATGCCTTCAGATTCAGTCACAACCACGGTCGTGCTTAATTTATCCATATTGACCGCACCATTATTTATTTTTGCGTTTGTGACCGCATTTGATGCAATTGTCAATGCAACTGAACCCGTTACGTCACCCGTGTGTGTTGCGTTGTAAAGATTTGTCGATCCTTCAGTAATGTCGTCTGAATCCAATACAACCACTCCGGTTGCACCGTTTACCGAATTAACATCACCGGCGTCGTCGGTGTATAATTCCGTAAAGTTGTCGTTGACTTTGTCAAATGCGGTTCTTAATGGATCACCTGTTCCGTCATTTGCAGTTGTTCCAATATTAATTGTTTGTTGTGCCATTTTAATTTTTTATTTTATACTTCCGTTGCGTCTGCTTTTATTGATGTTGTGTCGGCTGAATACGATGTCGTATCAACCGTTATATATGAACCCCCGGCGGTTAATGGATAAACAATTCCCCATCCGTTCGCTTCGTTTGCGTTACCCCACCAAGATTCCGGATATATTGATCCAAATGCCATATTTATATAATTATTTTTTTGCCTTTTTGTTATACAATGAAGTCAAAAATGTTTTTAATTTGACGACGTTTTTTTCTTTTGGTTTATAAGTCTTTATAATACCCATCCCGTGTATGATTGTCCCGTTATTGGTGAAATGTCTTCGTTTGTGTTTGTGTTGTATTCCGGATATTTGGATGGTGCGTTGAATGATAAATGATCAATCAATCTGTCGGCATAAAATTGCATTGTGTCGCGTTCTTTTTCGACCAAATAATCCACTTCTTCCTTCGACACCGTTTCACCCGTTTCCGATGTGTGTTTAAAAACACCCTTATTCCCGAACGTATATGAAGCAAATGGGATATATTGAACCGCTGCGGCATGAATCAAAACGGGTTTGATATAATCATTAACCAATGTCAAATAATCACCAGTAAGTGACGATCCTTCGATGTCGGTTTGAATCTTTTCGTATAAGTCCGTCCCAAGCAATTGTTGAACGGTGATTTCTTGTGCAATAAGCACATATTGAATGAATTTATCCGTGTCGATATTTCCGCTCAAACTTGTGTATTTAATCAAGTCTTTCCGTGAAATCATTAAACCTTTTGCCATTATCCTTTATAGTTTGGGTGATGTCCGCGATCTGTTCTTGTGATGTTAGCTTCCGAAACTTCTTTTGGATTTTTTGGAAGTTTAAATCCTTCGCGAACCGCTTGACTTACGTTCACAAATTTGGTTCCGTCAAGTGCGTTGCCACCCCATTCAGTTCCGTCTTTTTTTAGTCTTTTTTTATAAATACGTCTTTCCCATCGGTGGTAACAATTCACCCCACCTTGGAACTTAAATAAAGAATAATTTTGACCCTTGTGGCCGTGTTCTTTATTCACCCCACGCGCTGACATTTGTCCAATATCTTCTTTTCGGAATATTTTACCATTGCGCATCATGTTTTCACAAAATGGTCTTGATTCACCTTTTGGTTTTCTGTTCGTTCCTTTTACGTATTTATATCGAACCTTGTATTGTTTGTTGTCTTGTGTTGATTCTTGTGTCGCGGATAAATGTAATCCATTTAAATATGATTCAACATCAAAATCTTCGGGTTCGTCTTCGGTGTCTTCGACATCGAGAAGTTCGTAATCTTCAAGATTTTCGTCTTCACCCAAGTCTTTGATCATTTCCCACAAATCATTTGCCGTGTCGTCATCTAAGAATGGACGTTCGTCACTTGATAATTTGACACCGGTTTCTTCTTCACGTGCTTCGTCGGTGATTGCATTATCTGTTTCAATGAATTCCAACGGTTGAAGTGTTTTGAAGTATAATTTTAAGGATATGTCGTTGACTGCAAGGATGTCGTCCATTGCTTCACAAATCATATCTTGATAAGGTCTTATCGTGACGTTGTTAAACAACAAAGATGCCGTTTTTATTTCATCGGCATTTGATCCAAGACCATTGTTTTCCGTTCGCATTCCCAAAAGAAGCGGTGACGTTACACGGTGCGCAATGATAAGTTTATTTTGGCACTCCCTTGAAAGGTATTCGTAATGACTTGGCGCGTCGGTTAAACTTATATCGTCAACCGTTGTTTTTGATTCTTGGTTGTTGTTAAACGAAACAATCACTTTTTCACCCTTTGACCCGGTAAGTTTGTTCATCACATCATTTTTGATGCGAAGTTGTTGTTCCATGTCCGGTGTCCCGTTGTTAAAATTGACAACCTTCGTTCCCGAAAATGAATTCTTGACGTCATTGATTAAGAAGTCAGAAATTTCACATTCAAGTTCGGCGTATGCCGTTTCATAATCTTGTGGACAATAATAATCATACCCGGACACATATCGTTTGATTGTTTTGATTTCCGGTTCTTTTCCATTACCAAAACCAAATGCCGCGATTCTTTTTGGTTTGTCATTCGGTTTTACTTCATGCCATTTCGGGTGATAAAAATATGCTTCGATTTCACCCTTGTCGTTCATCTTTTCAGCACGCAATGTTTGTCTTGGGAAATGTTCAGCACTTACAACCCTACCGTTTTGATATAAAACTTGAAATGAGCCTTCACCAAGCATCTTAAAATCAAGAATGACCTTACGCATACACGTGTCGGAAAAGATTGATTTCATGGCCGCATATTGATCCGGTTTGCTTGATGAATCAAGTGCGTCAATACCCTTTCCATAAACCATATTTGCAACACCGTTAATGATTGCACCATTGGTCGTTGAATTGACAAATAAGTCAATCAAGTATTGGTAATAATTATTGTCAACGCCATAAGCAACCCAATCTTTTCTTTTGTCTTCGATGACCTTGGGTTTAACGTACGACGATAAATTTATGATGTGTGTATCCATTATAAGAATATAAATTCATTTTCTGTTGTGTGCGGTGTATATTCAGATTCATTGACCGAATACGAAGAAACGGTTTGATTTGTGCAAAATATTTTGTCCTTAAACACGATTTCCGACGATGTTATTGTCAAAAGATAAAATGTGTCTTCTTTTAAACTGAACGTGTCGGAATGTTGGTAGTAATAAAGATTTTCTGTGAATGTTGTCACGTCTTGATTGTACACTTCGGCGTTTGTCGATTCGTTTACAATCTTAACCGTGTATGTCGTCCCTTGGGTGTATTCCCTTGGGATAAAATTTATCGTTTGTGACGATCCGGAT